GGGCTGCAAGGCAATCTTGATATTCCGGGCCTGAAAACTTCGGGCACTGCCGGATGGGTCAACGAAAACACGGCCTTGACCCCGGCTGATCATGAATTCCGCAAAGTGAGCTTGACGCCCAAACATGCCGGCGCGTTGACGGAGCTTTCCCGGAACATGCTCCAGCAGCCATCGGTTGACGTCGAGGCATTGGTCCGGGCCGATTTCGCAGCCATCCTTGCCGAGGCAGTGGATCAGGCGGCGATTTCGGGCAGTGGCACGGCGCCAGTGCCGCGCGGGATCCTCAACACGTCAGGCATCGGCAGTGTGGCCATGGGCACCAATGGCGGCGCAATCTCTTGGGCTTCCGTCATCAATCTGATTGGCGAAGTGCAAATTGATAACGCCGAAGGGACCGGCTTCCTCACCAACGCCAAGGTGACGCGGAGCGCCCGGCAGACCGTGAAGGTTTCGGGCCAGCCGGTTTACATCATGGAAGGGCGTGACCGCTTGGCGGATTACCCGCTGGTCATGTCGAACCTGGTGCCGAGCAACCTCACCAAAGGCACTTCAAATGGCGTTTGCTCCGCCCTGATTTTTGGGAACTGGAGCGACCTCATTCTCGGCTACTGGAGCGAGCTCGACATTCTGGTGAACCCGTATGAGAGCACGGCCTACAGCAAGGGCAATGTGCAAGTCCGGGCCATGCTCACCATGGATGTCGCGGTGCGGTATCCTGAGAGCTTCGCCGCCATCCAGGACTTGACGACCTGATGAGCCCGGCCCGCTCCCCTGATGGGCTGGAAAGGCGCGTGGAAGTGGCGTGCGATTGCTGGACTATCACGCCCGCGCCTGGCGTGCGGAAAATGACTGGCCACGCAGCCCTTTTCAATTCCCCCGCCAATGTGGGCGATTTCACTGAAATCGTCCGTCCCGGCGCCTTCACCGAAAGCCTTGCCAGCGGCAGAGATATTCTGGCGCTGGTGGACCATGATCCAAGCCGTCTTCTGGCGCGAACCAAAAGCGGCACGTTGAAACTGGTGGAAGATAAGACGGGACTTCTTTTTGAGATTGACCCGCCAGATACCCAGCTGGGGCGGGATATGTGCGCGCTGGCCCATCGGCGCGACCTGGGGGGCGCGAGCTTTGGCTTCCGGGTTCTCGAAGACTACTGGCCCAGCCCGAACATGCGCGAATTGCGGAAGGTGGAGCTTTACGAAATCTCCATCATCCAAGCCTTTCCCGCATACCCAGAAACTACAGTCCAAGCGCGTTCCCGCACCTTGACTTCAGGTGCGCGAAAGCGGCGCCGCTTTCTGGAGACGTTGCGATGAACTGGTTCAATCGCATGATCCGCCGCGGCGAACAGCGGAGCGGCACCGTATATTGGCCCGGCGCAGGATTTCTTGCGTCGGGATCAGGGCAACCCGTGAATGCACGGCTTGCGGAAAATCTAGCGACGGTATCGGCCTGCATCGGCGCGGTTTCATCGGCCATCGCATCTCTGCCGGCCTATTGCTATCGCGGCGCACCACGCGGGCGGGCAGAGGTTGCCGAACATCCCGTGGCGCGGCTGATCCGTCGCCCGAACCAGTGGCAGACTTGGCCGGACTGGATCGAATGGACCGTGGCGCAAGCCCTGGCATTCGGCAACGCGATTTCCTCAATCGAATATGACGGCGCTGGGCGCGTCATCGCTTTGCGGCCCATACCTTGGCAGAATGTCCAAGCGGTGCTTCTGCCGAATGGTGAATTAGCCTTTGACGTCATCGCATACACGGCGCCTTGGGGGGGCAATGGCCAGCCCCGGCGGTTGCTGGCGAGTGAGGTTTTCCACCTGCGGGATAGAAGCGATGATGGCCTGCTAGGCCGGTCGCGCCTTTCCAGGGCGCCGGAGGTCATCGGCAACGCCCTGGCATTGCAGGAATGGGCAGGCAGTATCTGGGCAAACTCTGCCACGCCCAGCGGCGCTATTAAGCTGCCCCAGGGCCTCGGCAAGGAAATGATTGACCGCATTCGGTCGAGGCTACAGCAGACCCAGACAGGCGCCAGCAACGCCCGCAAGGTTCTCCTCCTCGAGGGTGGGGTTGAGTGGCAATCTATCAGCGTCAGCCCAGAGGATGCTGAGGTGCTGGCATCGCGGCGCTTCTCGGTCGAGGAGCTTTGCAGATTGTATCAAGTCCCGCCGCCCATCATTCAAGACTTATCGCACGGCACATTCACCAATTCGCGCGAAGCCGGGCGCTGGTTTGCGCAATTCAGCCTTGGGCCTTGGGTGCGCAAGATTGAAGCTGAATTCTCCAGGAGTGTCTTCACTGACCCCGCGATGAGCCTGGAGCTTGATATGAGCGCACTTATGCGCGGCGATGCAGAGAGCCGGTGGGCTTCACACAAGATTGCGGTTGAGGCTGGAATCCTGACGCCCGACGAGGTGCGGGAGATTGAAGGCTTCAACCCGCGCGGGGGACGGGAGGCGCCGGTCGTCGAATGAAATCAGCCCAGCAACCTGCCGCGCCTTTACCGATCATGCCGCGCATCTTGCGGCGCGACTTGGCAGCGACTTACCTCAGCGTCAGCACGACAATGCTCGACAATGAGGTGAGGGAGGGCAGGCTGCCGGCGCCTTTCGTTGTGCTTGGCAGTGTGAAGGGCTGGGATCGGCACGACCTCGACCGATGGATTGAAGACCGGAAGGCGCAGCAAGGTGCTGAGGTCAATCCCTGGGATGACATATGATCGAAAAGCCGCGCCGCTATAAATTCGTGGTTGAAGACCGGGACCGTTACGGGAATGTCCGCTGCTATTTGCGGCTGCCCGGACGCCCCAAGGTGCGGCTGAGAGTGCCTTATGATCCGAACAACCCGGAAGCCTTCGAAGCGGAATATCGGCGCGCGCTGGAAGCGAAACCGGAGCCGAAGAAAATCGCGGTCGGGGCGGTTTTACCGGGAAGCATAGACGCCTTGTGCGTTGCGTATTTTCAGACCGGAGATTTCACGCGGTTGGATAAGCGCACGCAACGGGTGCGGCGGCATATCCTGGATCGGTTTCGCGATAAGAATGGCCAGAAGCCTGCGGCGGGTTTGCGGCCTGAGAATCTGGTCGCCTTGGCGGATAGATACTCTGACCGCCCCGAGGCCTATAATGGGCTTCTAAAGGCGCTGCGGGCGGTATTTCGCGCCGCTGTCATGCGTGGCCTGGCGCGAGACAATCCCTGCCTCTCGGTGCCGTATCTGCGCAGCAAGAATCCAGGCGGGCATCATTCTTGGACGCTGGAGGAGGTTGAGCAATTCGAAGCTCACTGGCCCATCGGGACGCGCCAGAGATTGGCCCTGGCCTTGTTGCTTTATACCGGGCAGCGCCGGAGCGATGTTGTTCTCCTCGGGCGGCAGATGCTGAGCAATGGCCTCCTGAGCTTCACACAAACCAAAAACCGCAACCGCAATCCGATGAAGATAACGCTCCCGGTCATCCCGGAATTGGAGCGCATCATCGCGGCAACCAAGTGTGGAGACCTGACTTTCCTGGTTTCTGAGCGCGGCACGCCCTACACGCCCGATGGGTTCGGCAATGTTTTCCGCCGCTGGTGCCGCGAGGCTGGGCTTAAGCATTGCAGCCCCCATGGGCTGCGGAAGGCGAATGCCTCACGCCTGGCAGACCTAGGGTGCACCCCGCATGAAATTATGGCGGTTGGCGGTTGGCGAACCATAAACGAGGTCCGCCGCTACACCGAGGCAAGTGATCGAAAGAGAAATGCGAGCTTGGCGTTATCGCGTCTCTCTGCGGCGGAGGCCGAAAAAAGAAAGTCCCACTCTAGCCCTGGCCGGCCTGAGTGGGACGAAAACGCTACCCAAACTCTTGATTCTAAAGGACAAAAAAGATGTATGGTGCCCAGAGCCGGAATGAAAAAGCCGGTATAATTCAAGGGGCTAGCGAAGGGTGGGACTCTTCTAAACCCCTTGAAATACAAGGGTTTTATAAAACGACTGTCCCACTTTTGGCAAGCGATTTTCTGGTTACAACCTTTCGGCACGCATCGGGGGACCGGAAGGAGGAGCAGCGCTTCGCGCTTGAAGAGCTTCAAGCGAAAATCCTAAGCACAACCGCCCCCACCAAGGCGGCGCTGCCTTGGTTGAAGCTGGCGCGGTTTGGTGACGCCAAGACCAAGCGCGGCAGCCTGCGGCATGATGCGAACGTGCTGGCGATTACCGGGATCGAGGCGGACTATGACGCCGAGGAAATCGCCTTCGGGGATGCCGTTGAGCGATTGGCCGGCGCCGGCATTCTGGCGTTGCTTTACACCAGCCCCAGCCATACCGAAGACACGCCTAGGTGGCGGGTTCTATGCCCGACCTCGCAGGAGCTCCCGCCCGACCGAAGGGCGCATCTTGTGGCTCGGCTGAATGGCCTTTTGGGGGGCGTTCTGGCGGCAGAGAGCTTCACGCTCTCACAGGCCTATTACTTTGGCAGCATCAACCGGAATCCGTCGCATCAAGCCGTCATCACGCCTGGCAAGCCGATAGATGAGGCACAGGAGCTTGACGCCCGCGCAATAGGGAAGCCCAAACCGTCACGGCGCCGTGAGGGTTCAACCCGGGAGGGTGGCGACGGCACGCGATATGGGCGGGCTGCCCTGGATCAGGAATGCGCGGCCATCCGTAATGCCGGGCCGGGCCAAAAGTGGTTCACCATCAACAAGGCGGCCTATTCCATCGGCGGACTTGTGACCGCTGGCCAGCTCCAGGAAGGGCCGGCCTATGCGGCGCTGCAAGACGCGGTGCGGACTCTGCAACCGCAATGTGAAGACTTTGGCCACGCGCTGCGCACCCTGGAGACCGGGTTCCAAGACGGCAAGGCCGCGCCGCGCGACGTGCCTCCTCAACGTAGTGGCGACACTACCTTTCAGCATCGGGGCGGAGGTGGCGACGGCGGGGGCGGCGTTCATGGCGATGATACCGAAGGCACAGACGCCCCGCATGGAATCGAACTGACCGAAGACGGCGTGGCGCGGGAGTTTGAGCGTGTCTTTTCTTCCACACTGCGCTTCTGCCACAGCATCAAGCGCTGGCATGTTTGGGAAGGCACCCACTGGCGCCCAAATCATGACCAACTGGCCTTCCATTGGGCGCGCACACTCGTGCGGCAGCACAACCGCAACGCCGAATTCAAGACCAAGGCGATTACCGGCAAGACAGCCTTTGCGGGTGGCGTTGAGAGATTCGCGCAAGCTGCCCGACCTTTCGCGGTCACTGCGGCAATATGGGACGCTGATCCTTGGCTATTGGCAACGCCTGGTGGCGTGATTGACCTCCGCACGGGGCAGCTACGCCCGGCAAACCGGGAAGACCATATCACCAAAATCGCAGCCATAGCCCCGGCTGAAAAAGCGCATTGCCCCTTGTGGTTGGCCTTCCTGGAACAGGCAACCAGCGGGGATCAGGAGCTTGTGCGCTTCCTGCAACAATGGGCCGGCTACTGCCTCACGGGCAGCGTGCGGGAACATGCGTTGCTTTTCATCTATGGGCCGGGCGGCAACGGGAAATCGGTTTTTCTGAATATCCTTCGCGCCGTCTTGGGCGATTATTGCTCGACCGCCGCCATGGATACGCTCACGGAAGACGGCGCGCGGCGGCACCTTACATTCGTCGCCATGCTGCGCGGCGCGCGACTTGTGACGGCAACCGAAACCGATGAGGGCAAGCCATGGGCAGAGGCGCGCATCAAGCAGCTGACCGGCGGCGACCCAATCACGGCCAATGTGATGCGCGGCGACCCCTTCACCTTCACGCCCAATTTCAAGCTGACCATCGCCGGCAACCATAAACCCGCCGTGCGGAATGTGGATGAGGCAATGCGGCGGCGCATCAACCTGGTGCCGTTTCTGTATGTGCCAGGAAATCCCGACCGGGAGCTTGAAACCAAGCTCCAGGCGGAGCTTCCCGGCATTCTGCGCTGGGCCATAGAAGGCTGCCTTGACTGGCAGCGCCATGGCCTGGTCCGCCCCCAAGTGGTGCTAGATGCGACGGCTGAATACCTCGAGGGCCAAGACCTGATTGGGCGCTGGATGGCCGAGCGCACAATCATGGCGCCACACCTGGAGACGCCGCCGGGCAAGCTGGTGACGGATTGCCGGGCATGGGCGCAAGCCAATGGTGAGACACCCCCCTCTGCCTCGCAGCTGCACAGCGCCCTGGAGAAGGTGCGAGGGCTTCGATACGCGAAGACACGCGGACTAAGGACTTGCAAGGGCATCGGCCTGAAACCCGACCAAGAGCATTGGCAGCAGGGGGCAGGAGGGGGCAGGTGAAAACCATTTACGGCACACACACGCGCGCGCGTATAACCGACAAACAGAATCAGCCTGCCCCCACGTGCCCCCTCGGCCCCCTCGACGAATTAGCCGGGCGGGTGGCGCGGCTGATTCCATGCCGGAGAGACCCGGAGGCGTTTCACCTGGAGAAGGCGGATATTGCGGCAGAGCTTCGCCGCCTGGCCCGCAAAGGCGGCACCCCATGACCCGGTTCTATGGCACTGCCGAATGGCGCCGGCTTCGCGCTGCCTGCCTCGCCCGCTTTCCTGTTTGCGTCACTGAAGGCTGCAACAATGGCGCGGTCGTTGCCGATCATGTCATCCCTCGCTCCATGGGCGGCAGTGACAGCCTGAGCAACCTGGTCGGGCGCTGCATCACTTGCCACAACCGGCGGCGAGGGACGGATGAACCCAAGCTCCCAGGCTGCAACGCTGACGGGACGCCGCGCGATTGGTCGCACTGGTGGAAGAATGACGGAAAATCTCTCAGGGCTGGGGGCGCGACCGTAAGGGGGGGGGGGAAAAATGGTTAGTTTCCTGATTTTCCGCCTGGTGCCGGACCATGGGTAAGCGCGGCCCCGGCGCCAAGCCGGCAAAAGCCTTGGCCAAACCGCCCGCGCAGCCCTCTACCAGCCCCGCCAGCGGCAGCACGCGGCCTGAGCGCATCATCGCATGGCTGGAGAGCCTGACCATTACCAGCGGCGCCCAGGCGGGCCAGAAACTGGCCTTGCGCCCATGGCAACGGGACATTCTGACGCGCGTTTACGCCGAAGACGCCCAGGGCCGGCGCCCAGTCCGCACGGCGCTGATCAGCATGGGCAGGAAGGGCGGCAAGACCACGCTCTCCGCCGCCCTCGCTCTCTGCCATTTATGCGGGCCGGAAGCGGTGCCACGCGGGCAGATAGTCTCTGCGGCTGCGGACCGGGGGCAGGCGAGCATCCTTTATGCCGAGCTGCGGGCCTTCGCCCTGGCTGATCCCGACATTGCCGATCGGCTGGTGTTCCGGGACTATAACAAGACCGTCGAGGATGTTCTCACGGGTTCGACCTTCAAGGCGTTATCAGCCGATCACCGCAAGGCGCATGGCCTGAGCCCGACCGTCGCAATATGCGATGAGGTGGCGCAATGGCGTGGCCGGGAATTGCTGGATGCGCTGCGCACCGGGCAAGGCGCCCATGCGGACCCGCTTCTCATTGGGATCAGCACGCGGTCGCCAGACCCGGATAATCCGCTGGAGGAGCTGATCAGCTACGGCGAGCAAGTGGCTGATGGCACCATCCCGGACCCGAGTTTCGTGTCTGCCATCTATTCCGCACCGCTGGAGGCAGACCCATGGGCAGAGGAGACTTGGCGCCTGGCCAATCCTGACGCCGACGAGCATCGCTTGGCCGATATTCGCATTCAGGCGTTGCAGGCGCAAAAGCTGCCCAGCTTGGAAACATCATTCAGGGCATTCGTGCTGAACCAGCCCATAGCGCCGGATGAGCGCTTCATTGGCCCGGTCGAATGGGATGCTTGCAGCGGTAAGGCGGAGGCGCGCGGCCCGTGCTTTGGCGGCTTGGACTTGGCCAGCGGCGCGGCGGACCTGAGCGCCTTCGCGTTGTATTGGCCAGAGACGGGCGCCTTGAAGGTTTGGGCCTTCCTGCCTGAGCTACAGATCGGCGCCAAGGAAGGTTCGGACCATGCACCTTATCGGGAATGGTTGCGGCTTGGGTTTGTGGTGCCGCTACCCGGCAAGGCGATAGATCGAACGGCACTCTTGCAGTGGATTGCCGAGCAAACCGAAGGGCTGGAGCTTGCCGGCATTGCATCCGACCGATGGGGTTTGGCGGACCTGCAAACCGTGATTGACCGGGAAGGGCTGCCAATCACACTCCGCCCGCATGGCGCCGGCTACAAGGATATGTCGCCCTCGATTCGGACTTTCGAACAACTGGTGCTTGAGGGGCGGCTACGGCATGGCGGCAATCCGCTTTTGCGCTGGAGCGTGGCGAATGCCGTGATTGACCAAGACCCGGCGGGCAATCGCAAGCTGGCCAAGGACCGCGCCAAGGGGCGGATTGACCCATTGGTTGCAGCGGTTACTGCGGCAGGATTGGCGGCGCGGGAACCAGCGGCGCCAGATTTCGACAATATCGGATGGCTTGCGGCATGAAGCCCTTGCAATGCCATCGGGCTGCCCGTTATTGTTCAGGCAGCCGAACGGGGCGCGCTAACGCCCCGCCCGGCCTAACCACAACGCGAACACTAGGAGTCCGCAATCATGGCTGATGCCAATTCTAACACCCCGAATCCGTCCGGCGCCAGTGAGCCTTCGCTCATTTGCATTCACGATGCGATGCTGGAGCTTAAGGCCGGCTTGCATGTGCTGATGTATTACAGCGCAGCCGATCACCTCGACGATGAGGAAAGAACTGGCCTTGATTTCATCTGGCGCAACCTTGACCGCTCCGCCACCACGGCAATGCAAGCGCTTGAAGCGGTCATTGACGCGCGACAGGCGAACGCCCTCCCCAAAAAAGCGGAACCGCGCGCGGTTTGAGCGCTGAATTGCCAGTGGGGCAGTGCCCGAAGTCCGGGCACTGCCCCATTTCGCGTGCCACACATAATGCTTGACTTCACTCATTCTGCGCATTACACAGAATGAGTAGGAGATACGGATATGGCGCGGCTACCACAGCTTATTGACGCAGTTTCAAAGACTTCGGGCCGGGATCGGTCTTCGGTCGAGCATTGGGCGCGCGCGATTCGTGAGGCCGGCCTCATCACCACCACGAAACGCGGGGTGGGCGCGGCGGAAATGACAACCCGCGACGCGGCGAATTTGCTGATCGGGCTATGCGGGGCGGATACCCCCCGCGACGCCGCAAAGGCGGTGCATGAGTTTCGCTCGCTCAAAGTGTTTGCGCCCTGGTCAGAGTCAGGTGAGTTTTTTGACGTTTATGAGCGCATCAAGGCCGCGCCTGATTTTGGGGTGGCGATTGAAGAATTGATCGACGGAATCTTAGAAATCCTTAGCAGCTTCCGCCGATATGCTGACGAAGCATTTCCCTCACATTCAGAAAAGGCTCGCAGTGTCTTTGCCTTCGGTTCACTCGCGCAAATTCGGCTTGAGGTGAAGCTGGCGCGCTGGCCCGCCCATGCCTCAATTCGGGTTTTGCGAGACGATGAAAACCACAAAGAGGTTGAGGCTTATCGGTTTGATTTCCTGCAAAGTCAGCAACTCTTAAGGCAGGGCAGTTTCTACACTTACCCTCCAGAGGGCTGCGACACCAAAACGATTATGACCTTCGGCTTGAAAACGGTGTTGGGCGCTGCCCTAGCCGTGCATGGAGAGCCTGAATAATGCCCCGCGCGGGCGGGCATAGCAGCGCCGTGATGGCGCCGCGTCCCTTGATGGATCGCCCCGCATTCAACCAGCAGCGCCGTGATGGCGCCGCGTCCTTCAAAGGAATTTTCTTTATGAGCCTTCGAAAACTACTCGACCGCCGCGCCGCAATCGCGGGCGAAATGCGGTCTTTGAATGAAGCAGCCGGAGACGCCGATATGGCGCCGGATGCTGCGCAGCGCTTCGACACCCTCAAAGGCGAACTTGACGGCCTGGAGGCGCGTATCAGCCGGCAGGCGGCCCTCGAAGACGCCGAACGCCGCATGGCCGGGCAGCCCTATGGCGGCACTGGCGACCGCAATCTTGACCGCGAACTTCGCGGCTTCTCCCTCACGCGCGCCATCGCAGACCAAGCTGGCATCGCTGGCGTGGATGCCGGACGGGAGCGCGAGCTTTCGGCGGAAATCGCCCGTCGCGCCGGGCGCCCATTCCAGGGCATGGCGGTGCCGATGAGCGTCTTCCATGAGCCCATGGAACAGCGCGTGCTTACCACCACCACCCCGGCGGGCGGGCCTGGTTCTAACCTGGTGCAAACCGATATTGCCGGGCAGCAATTCATTGACCGCCTGCGCAATGCCCTGGTGACAAGGCGCCTGGGGGCGCGGGTGCTGACCGGGCTGCAAGGCAATCTTGATATTCCGGGCCTGAAAACTTCGGGCACTGCCGGATGGGTCAACGAAAACACGGCCTTGACCCCGGCTGATCATGAATTCCGCAAAGTGAGCTTGACGCCCAAACATG